ATTCTGTTAGCGCCATTTGAAATGCGTATATAATAGGAAGAAAACCTATTAAATAAGGACATATGCATGTAAGATGTAGACGGTAAAATGCACATAAAGTTACTAAAGTTTACACTTATTGCCCCTTATTTGCCCCTTTTTATAAAAAAAGACTTGGCAGCATGAGCTACCAAGCGGCATGAAAAAAACAAAAACATTGAACGTGAAAGTCCGTCTATAGTGTACCTCTATTTAGATTAAATGTCTAATGCTATACACAAAATAAAAAGCCCGACATAAAGCCGGGGCAGTTCGAGAAATTTATCGAAATGACGCCAAGTATTCCGAAACCTATGTTATCACTTATCGTAGAGATTAGCAAACATAAAAAAGAGCTACGAGGAAACTCATAGCTCTTTGCCTATGATAGATAATCATATTATAACACAAAAAGGGCCCTCTCTCAAATAGCCCTTTTCGGTGGGCACGACGGCACCCGTTCCATAAATTCCATCGGGCTACGTGCACATAGCTTACATGGCGCTGAACTTAATCAGTCTTTGGAACAGTCAAGACTTACTTGCTGTGGGTATATTATAACACAAATAAATAAAAACCGCTCGAAAGCGGTACTTATTCATCAAAATCAATAACATTATAACAAAAAATAAAAAACGCACCAGACCCCGTAGAGTTACTGGCACTTTCCTAGATATATTATACCAAATAAAAAAAGCCCCAGCAAATGCCAGGGCTTCGACCACTACCACCATGATGTCCGAACTGTGGTCTGTCGGGAGGTGATATACTCCTTTTTATTTTATTTTGATTCGTGGTCTTGGTTTTAATTTAGGCGAATGATCCGAATGATGTGATACGGCGACCATTCTCTGATTGACCGACTGCGACAAAGCGGCGATTACCAGACCCGCCAATGTAGCTAATCCAGATATAGCCGTCAACGTCGCACCAGCCGTCATAGTTGATAGTTTCACCGGCTCCATAGACTGCCACGATTTCAGCACCTAGCCCGGCACCAGCTCGAACATTAAGAGCTGAGACTTCAACCGTGAATGTCCCGGTTTCCTCGTTAATAGTAATTATACCATCAAACGGGGTCGGAGTTGGTGCAGGGGCTTGTGATTGGTTATCCGTTGGGAAATAGAACCAACCTACAATGCCGTCAAAATTACGTGTATTGTAACGAGCAGGACCGCCAATATAAAGGCTATCAGCGTTGCCGTCAATATTCTGCTCGATAGTTCGCATAGTGTAGCCGTCTGAATCTTCGATAACCAGACCAGTGTGCCCGTAAGAGTGGCCATAGATGTAAGTAGTATCCATGACGAATACAGCCCCACGGCGTGGACGGCTATCAAGGTTGCCTTCTTGGTTGTATTCCACTTCATAGCCTGCTGCTGCCGCTGAGTTTAGCAAGTCGATGGCGTTACCCCAAAGAGCACGGCCAAAGAAGTTAATTGAGATAGAGTTAGGCAGGTCAACGCATTGTGTCCCCCATGATCCATCTGCATCGGTACCAACCTCAGCATTAGCTAGGTCTTCTGCAAATTGAATGATGTCATTATCTGTTGCCATATAGTAGGCCTCCTTAATTTAATTTCGTCCAACCAGTCGGAACGGTTGGGTTAGTAGCTAAATAGTTGACATGTCCGAAGCATGCCCCGTTTGCGTCCATCCCAGAACCTCTAAACGTGAGCTTACCGTTTGCATTAGCGACCAGAAACGGCGCATAACCTTGTTTAGACGAATACTTAGTGAATGGAATAGTTAGGTTGCCAGCGTAGTCTAGCAAGTTTTCTGGCCATGTTTCCGTCGCTTCGTCATTATCTGTTTCGGTTGAGCTACTGATATACTCATTAACCTTGATAGAGATATCAATAGCATTGCCATAGACGGCCATTTTAGCCGTTATTTTGCCCTTAAACGATGCTGGAAAGTATTCGTCTGGGATTTTGTAAACAGCCATTTCTGGTGCTGATACGGTACTTGTGGGCACGCCAGAAGTTTCCAACCGTTCAACACGTTTTGCAAGTGAGGTGTTTTTATTTGCCCAATCACGCATGGCCTCTTGCAACCAAGGGGCCGCTGGATTGCCATAACTTGGATTGTCAACCAGATAGAGATGTCCGACATGCTCTTTATCAGCCTTTTCAAGAACCGCCTTATAGTTGTCTTTTGTAACATTGTAGACGCAATGCCAGAACTTGTTATAAGGTTGTGATAAACAATATGAAGGTGTCACTTCACGAGAACCATCAATATATTTTTCAGCAGCGGATTCGAAGTTCATAAAGACGTCAGCAGAGTCTAACAAAGACTCAATAACGTTTGAACCGGGATTAGCCACAACAATAAAGTCTTTTCCGTATGTATCTTTAATACGTTTGTGCATTTCGATATATTTAGGTATTAGATCAGCTTGTTCAGAAAACCCGTTAATTGTCTCGTCTAGGAATACGCCTTCGATTGTGTACCACTCTTGATATTGTTTGATTTGACTGATAATAGAGTCAATCTCAACCTTACCATATCCAGTTGCTACGTATGCAAGTACAGTGGCCCCTACAGCTTTAGCACGAATAGCTTGTTGAACATACATATCGTCTTTTTGGTCGCCGGGTCCGCTATTAGGGTTAATAATAACAAATCCGAGTTTGTCAGACATGGTAATTGCTTGGTTCCATTTAGACGTTGTCTTATGGAAGTCAGGATACCAATAACTAATAGGACTGATAAATCGTTCACCATTCGAGGGGTTTAGCAATTCGTATTTGTTTTCGATAACACCAGATTGAACTTCTTTAATATCTTTTGTAGGTAGTTGAGATTTTGTTACAAGCGGGTCTTCCGCCCATTTGTTTTGCTCTACAACCTGTTGGAAAAAGTTATTATATGTTGGAAATAACCCATACGCTTGATTGATAGTCAACGATGAAGATTGTTTCCCTTTAATTTCACCAATATCATGCCCGATGGCTTCAATAGCCTTGCTTAAATTGCTCATAAATCAACCTCCTTAGAGGGCGTTTTTAGCAGAATTATATACACTTACAAGGTCTTCTTGCTCAATGGTATCGAGACGGCCACCCAATTCAGTCATTTTCGTAATAATACCACTGCCGGTATTGCCACCAGCTGCTTCGATGTTATCAGCAATTTCCTTGAGTGTGTTAAGGTTTTCGGGAGCTCCACCAATGATGTCAGTCTTAACTTGTGTGAGAGCTTGCGTCAAACGTTCTTCGGTAACACCTTCCGAACCCTTATCAGCCTTGCCTGCTAGGCTAGTTTTAATTTCCTTAATGTCTGCACCAACAGCTTGGGCAAAATCGTGTAATTTACTCATTTAGTTATTCCTTTCAAATTTTAGCTAGATTGTAGACATTTACGAGGTCTTCCGTCGTATCAGTGCCACCACTGATTAACCCAGATTCTCGCAATTCATCCGCTAGTAGTTTTAATTTAGGGCTCTTGTCCGATGGAATAGCACTGTCCGCATTCAGTGAGCTCTTAACTTTGACCTTAAAATTGTTAGATGGGAAAATATGCCCACCTAATTTAATTTCAAGGTAGTAAGTGCCAGTAGCTACCACACTACCCATTGAGAACGAGAATGTCCCGTTTTCAACAGCAACATCTTGATAAAGTGCTACCGTTTCATCATTGGAAAGTGTCAGCTTACCAGTACCAGACAGTTCCATGCGTTTTCCATCGTACCCTAGAATTTCAAAACCAAAAACGGAAGCGGTGTCCCCAGACTTGAGAACATCACCACCCTTGATTTGGTTGATGGAAGTCATGAGCCTAGTCATAGGCTAGTCCTCACGAGGTGCATGGTAGTTTAGTGCTCGTTCGCTGTCAGCAATACCCTTTGTAGTGGGGTCTGTGACGATTCCGAGGATTACCAAGATCACAACAAGAGTATTAACTCCCTCTTGAATGTTGCTAGGGATTGTGAGCCCGAATTGTTGCAACATAAGGAACACTGCTGAGATAAGAGCTACAAGAGTTGTTTTGTTTTGCAAACGTAGTTTAAAATTAATCATTTTCATTTTCTCCTTTTTCTTCTTCCTCGTTTTCTGAGGTTAAATTAAATTTTTCTTTGTCGATATTTTCCTTTACATATCGGTCAATAAATGGGCCTTCTACTCCTAACGCTGATAGATTGGCTAGAATGCTAGAACCGTAAGCGGCAATCATGGCAAAGATAAATGTATCTAGGACGCCGCCTAAATTCATGAAAACTGCGAACGGATAGAAAATGGCGACAAATGTGAACATGGCTATATGCCCGACTAGCCCTTTTCTGAATTTCGAGCTCGAAAACTCATGGAAAGCCCAAGCTCTGGATACTCCCAAAAAAATGTCAGCTAAGATAACCAACATAAGTAGAAATACCCATAAATGTTCGTCTATGCCGTGTGCATAGAAGTCGCGAACCACATCGAAGACTCCGAAAATGCCGTCTGGTTTCTGTACCATTAACCCTCCTTCGGTTTGAATACCCATGCAGTAGCAATTCCATTGTTTTCAAGCTGGCCACCTTTTGCGAAGTCAGCGAACGGCTGGTTTTCGTAAGTGAATGACCCGTTAACTTGGATAAGGACCAGTTTGCCTTCTCCGTCTGCTTCTTCGTGGTCTGGGGCTTCGATTGCGAAGATGTCGCCAGCGTTGAATACATCGCCTTTTTTAGCGACTGGCAACAATTCCAAATATTGCTTGTAGATTGTGCCATACTGGATATTCTGACTCATAACCGCATTGAGGATGGACACGTTAGCAATCTTACGAGTCAATTCGCTTTGTTCAGCGACTTTCTCAGCCAAATTCAAGCGATTGTCAAGGTCTTTGATAGATTCCTCTGACTTAGCTTGATAGCGTGCCAAAGCCCCAGCAGGATCCAGCTCAGTCGTTAAGATGTCCAAGATAAGCTGGATTTTAGCTTCTTCCGTCTTGCTTGTGTGGTCGCCTGGAACGTCTCGTGTCAACCACGTCGAGCCATCTTTGGACTGGATGGCAATCCGTGTTGTTGTCGGGGTCGTCAGATAACTCGATGTAACACTGAAATTAGACTTATTCATCGGCCGCTCCTTTCTGTGCCGCCTCGTTAAAGAGGTCGTTAAGGTCTGCGTCAGACGCTAGTACATTTTGGTAGTGCTCTAGTTGCGATTTGACCTGCTCCAGTTCGCTAATTGTCGACTGCAAGCGAGCCTTAAACTCAGCTTTTTCAATCGTCAAATTAGCGTTCTGACTTGCGATATCTCGAATCATTGAAGTGTAAATTTGTTCGTTCATTAGTTCTCCTTTTTACCAGTGGGCAATTTTGCCGAAAGTGGCTTGCTCGTTTTTTAAAGCGTTAATAAATGCTGGGTCTCTCCCGTTTCCGCCTACATTTAGAAAATGCTGCCAAACCCTTGCGAGAGCTGCGGCAGCAAATCCTAGATTGGTGACATTTATCCAGCGGCCCTTTGGAAGCGAAGCCGGGTGGAAAGAGTACCCACGGTCTAAATAAAAGTCGTCTTTTAGCAAGATTCTGTCGCCATAGAGTTCAGCCTGGTCGAAAACTGCATTATGTTCCAACCCTCTTGCGGCACGATACACTCGAAGCCCAGCGAAACGGCCGGATGACGCTGAATTGATTCCATCCCCAGACGATGTGACGCCTATGGCAGCGAACAACGAGCCGACACCTTCATCTTCATCTGGTGGAGTATCGTTGAAATGCACAAATGCCGTGTGCGTCCCTTTGCGTCGAACAATCGCATTGTTTTTGTTATGAAATTCAATCGTTGCATTGTCGTAGAAATGAATCTCAGATTGGTTTAAGTCAACTCTCATTGATCCGTTAAGTCCTTCCATTCTGCCTCCTCGATAGTTCAAACCTGTAAACGTACCGCTAGTGACACTCTCGGCGTTTAGGTTAACGACGTCAACGAGTGAAGCGTTTAAACGCCCGCTAGTGATTTTACTTGCTGACAGTTCACCGATTTTAGCTGAGCTAATAACACCATCTTCGATGTAGGTAGAGCCAGTGATTTGAACCAATTTACCGTCGATTTTGACCGAACCGTCTTTATTGAGGTTAATTTGGTTAAGCACATCGCCGGATCTTGTCAGATTCTTAACTGCCCAAGACCCTGCAATCTGGGACATTTCGGATTTGGTAGCTTCAAGACCGGTGTCTAACTTGTCTAGTTGCTTGTTAGTAACACCGAGATTAAACGCCCACTTATCCTCTAGGTTCTCCACCTTCCAAACTGTACCCTTGGCCTCTTGGATAATTTGCGAAATAGACTGCCCGTGTTCACCAATGGTGCGGCTGAAACCGTCAACGGTAGACTTAATTTCATTGAATTTAACTGTGACTTCTTGGCTTGCGTCTTTTGGTGATGGTTGCCAAGCACGGTCCATAGTCCCCTCGTAGCAGTCCAGTTCGGTGAAGAACAACATCGACTCACTGCCGTTATTCGTCCCTTTGTTGTCAATGCGAATGAAACCTTCATCACATTCGCCAGAATTGAAGGTCAGATGCCACTTAGCCAATCCCGTTGTTGACGGTGAGCCGTTGTGCGATTTGAACTTGACTGCCTTAGTGAATGTTTTATTCGTTTCATTCGACTTACGACCAAGGAAGTAGATATCTACACCTTTAATGTTACCAGTGGCGAATGAGTGGATATTGAACGAATAATCAGTGTTGCGTTTGACTGGGAAACGTAGCGTAGAAGCTGGGAGTGATGATGATACTCTTAGCAAAAACAGTGGTCTAGCGCCGTTGTAGTAAAAACCATGACTTGAAATAGATAGATTAGCATTTGGCTGTGGCACTTCCCAGAATCCCCAATTCTCGAGGTTCTCTGGGAATGCTGAGTTAACGATCAGATTCTCACCACCGGTTGAAAGTGTATCGACTGACGGAATTTGTTTCTTGACCTCGCTGATAAGTTGAGTTGTCCCTTGTTCAGACTGTTGGATAAGGTTAGTTACAGCTGTAGCCGTCGCAAAACCTTTGTTATCAACGAGCCTATTGACGTCAGACTCTTTCAAAAAGCCTTTGTTATCAATAGCACTGTCTAGGTCAACCCTAGAGAGTTTAGTTTCAATCTTTCCAGCTAACGTGTTGATCTGAGTTTCAGCGTTAGTGACTTTGTTTCCAAGATTGTCAAAATCGACTCTCGAAACTTTTTGAGCGATAGAATCTGCTGTAACACGCAATTCTGCATTAGTCTGGTTAATTTTACGTTCTAATTCTTGACTTTTGGACGCTGCACTGTCAGCCGTAGCTTTGACAGCTTGAACTTCTGTCCGGTCTGCTTTCAAACTGATTTTGTTGTCGGTCTGAGTGATGGCGGTACTATTAGCCGCCACGCTCTTAGACAGCTTGTCAAAATCAGTCTTCGATACCTTCGACGATACTTCACCCACTAATTGATTAACCTTAGTTTCAGCGTTAGTAATGCGGCTATCTGTTTCAGATTGCTTCTGGGATAGCTGGCTAACTCCCTGCTCGGTCTGCGTAATCGTTGTTTTAACCGTGCTTATTTCAGCTTCGGTGTCCTCTGGTGCTACTGTATGCTGCAAGGGAATGAGTGTCCCTCTAACAAGCATAGGTGGTCTGATTTTCAAATAGCCGTTTCTAGTAACTACAATGTAGAACGGCCACTCACCAAGAACAATGTCTTTACCAGCAGTAAAAATCAATTTAATGTCGAACCACTCATTCTTGACGTCTGTTGGGATATTGAACGCAAACAGATTGTCATTATTTTTGTGGTTCTTAATGATAATCATAGCGCCACCATCAATATCTACACCGCTATCAATGTATACCGGAACCAAGAGCGAGAATGTTTCACCGGCTTTAATTTCCGTAATAGCCATGTTCCATGAGATACCGCCGTAAACGTCATTTGAATAGCTGTGAGACTTGATTAGGAACGATTGCCCGTCCGTAGTAGTAGTAGTAGTAGTTCCGCTTCCTCCGGGTTGACGGTGTAGATTCTCGAAGTCTGCTGATTTCAAAATCAAGTTACGACTGCCAAAATCTGTCGGAATCTTACTGTCCACACGGCTAATCTCGGTAGTGATTTTATTTCCTAGTTGAGTGATTGAGCTCTCAGCCGTCGCAAGTCTCTGAGTAGCATTGTTAAAATCGCTTGTCTTCACTCGTTGGCTAATCTCGTTAGCTTGTTGAGTGATACGACTTTCAGCGTTTAGCACTCGATTATTGACATTGTCAAGTTCTTGCTTATTGGCTTTGGATGCAATCATGTCCGCTTGCTGAGTGATAGACGTTTCAGCACGATTCACACGCCCTGTCAGCGTGTCTACGTCCTGCTTGTTGGCTTTCTGGCTGATTTGCCCAGCCTGCACTGTCAACGAGCTCTCAGCATTAGACACGCGCTGACTGACTTTGTCAACGTCTTGCTTGCTAGCTACTGAAATGAGGGCGTTATTGATTTTGGCAAACTGTACTGACGTATCATTTGACAATGTACCAATGGAACCCTTTAGAGCTTCAACTTTCTTTTCAGTTTCTGATAAGTCCGTGTTTAGCGTACTTTTAGCATTATCGACCAGTTTGACAGCTTCTGAAAGTGCGTCTTTTTTAGATGCAGCAATCTTCTTCTCTGTCTCTGCACGCTCGACGGTGTCCAAGTAACGAGCTTCTGCGATAGCTTCACTCTTAACGTCGTTTAAGCGGTTAAAAGCGTCCTCTGCGGTTGATTTAGCTGAACTAGCTAATGTTTCCGCATTAGTAGCCTTGGCTGTAATTTCAGCAACCACTCTGTCGTGTTCTGATTGCTGTTTAGCCATGTTGGCTGCGACCTTCTCAAACTCTTTCTTGATTTTGTCTTGTAGCCCCGTGCCGTCCCACGTTCTCAATACCTCTTGCCACATTTCACCGGTCCAGCGATACATGATAGTGTGTCCCTCATGTTCTGGGTCTGGTTTGTACCAAGAGTCATTAATTAGGACTTGTCCAGGGTGAGATTCTGTTGGATCAGTGCTTGTGTACCAGTTATGGTTAAAGCCATTAGCTGATGGGATGAACTCCGGCAACTTTTTGACAAACTCAGTGAACTCACCGGCTTTAAACTCGTCAAGAGCTTTGTTGACGGTATTCTGTACCTTTGCGTCATTGCTTTCGCTAACTCGGTCCCCGAACTTAACGTCACTAGATTCATTGTTTAAGCGGTTGAATGTGATCTCAAAGATACGTGTATCGTAATCAAGATGTCTATCATGTCGGACTACTCGGATAGTGTCACCGATTCGAGCACCTTTTAGATAAACCGTTGTTGTTTTTAGGGTCAGTTTGGGTCTGGCAGCCTCAATCAAAGCCTCATAAGTCTGTTTAATAAGCTCGTTCTTATCTTCTTCCTCGCTAAATTCGACAAAGCCAATCTTTGGGCGCATCTTGCCGTCTGGTTGTTTAATCCCGTATTTAGCGGTCATTTCTGGAATTTCAAGGTATTTCTGACCAAGGGGCTTGTCTAGTGGGTCCCCTTTGGCTTTCGACCAGACAATTTCCTCGAAGTTGATTTTGCGTCCGTAACCGTCAGCATCTTTTCCAGTATCTTCCGCTGAGCTGACTTGTTCCCCTTTACCACGGCCAACCAAGGCAGTGTATAGGTTTGTCTTCTCAACCTCTTGCAGAATTTCAAGGGCGTTATGTCCATAAACCACACGTTTTCCGACGGCTTCACCTATTTTGCGCTTGAAATCAATGTATCTAGCACCAATCTGACTGCCGTTCATTTCAACAAAGAACTGCATTTCTAAGCCCCACACCTTGCACACTTTTTTCAAAGCATCAAATGTGGAAATGTAATAGAAATTGGTACTCTTTGGGTTTGTTTCAGCAATAAACCGAGGGGACCAGTTCGTCCCAGTTAAAAGCCATTCAATGACTGGTCTAGCACGTTGGTCCTTTGGTCGCTTGTCATAAACAACTGTCTTGCGTAGCTCCTCGATACCAGATTGAACACCGACAACCGTTGTGATATCCCCTTTGGTGTTACCTTGGGCAATATAGAAGTAATGGAATTTATGGGTATCGTCAATTGACCGAATAGCCATGTATTCCAGTTTTGCCAGTTCGTCGTCCTTCAAGGCTTTCATTTCAACGGTCAAGCGGTCTGAAACGTAGTTTTCAGTGGTAAGACTGAATTTTTGCAAAGCTGTCTTAATGGCAGGCTTGCGAATAATCTTGATAAGTTTCTCGTCCTTATCGAATAAATAGATCATAGACTTTCATCCCTCCACTGTACCTCACGGATAGTTACATTCTTGCCGCTCAATCTGTCGCCGTCCTTAACATAGAACTGCTCTAGCGGGCTAAAACGTTGTAATTCGCTTAGGATATTACGCCCGTCATAAGTAGCAGTCACTTCTTCGGTACCGAATTTAATAACGATTTCCTTATTAGCTGCGTAGCTACCCTTAAACGATAGCTTGGTTTGACCGTTGATGATTTCAAATTCTGTCGCTGCTGCCGATGTCACGGCTACAATCTTCTCAGGTATTACCTGCTTAGCGTAAGTTAGATAAACAACACCGTTAGAGCGCTCTGGAACTCGTTTCTTATAGCCGTCTGGCACTAGCAGAACAAAACTGCTAATGACTGAAAGCCTATCTTCCTCGACTTCGTCCGCTTCTTTGAAGATAGCGTAGTAAGTGAAGTCTGGCTCATCATCAAAAGTTACTTCAAGATAACCGCTAGGACCTACCTCTCTCAAGATGCGGTTTAGTTCTCGGAAAGAGGTCCTCATGACTTGACTAGTGACTGTAGTTAGCTGATATTTAACCTCAATCTCACGCTCTGAGTCGTTAACACTGTCCACCCAGACACCACGGCGTCCAGGAACACGAGTAGTTGAAATTTCACGGTTAAGCAACGAACGGCCCTTAACTGTAAGTTGTCGATATCCTTGGATAATATCTTCAATAGGCGTTCCGTTGATACGCATGTTATCAACTGGCGCTCTTTGCAGCACCGTTGATTCCGTGCGCTTCAATGAAGCATAATCATACATTAGCTAAAACCTCTTTTCTCTTAATAGTTATCAAGCATTAATTCCATTGATTGAGCATTAGTGATGTCTTCGGTAAATGCTCTGTAAGTTGTATCACCCATTTTAAGCACGATGTCCGCTGCTTGTTGAGTAACTGACATCTTACCACCGTTGAATGAAACTGATGGATCATACCCTGCTAAACGACCTAACTGGCCGTCCATGCTACCCAGTTCATCAGTAATAGCTCCGTTGATATCTTGACCAGTGAATGCGTCAATAGCTCCTTGGGCCATATAGCGCATTGAACGGGCTACCTGGTCCGCTTTGCTGTCGATACCAATGATGAAACCTTTATCCGTGTAGATACCGAATTGACGGAATACACGGGATGGCGATTTGATACCAAGCAAAGCTTTAGCTCCGTTAATGGCATTACTTACCGCACCTTTAACCGCTGAAATCAGTTTGCCGGCTGCAGATGTAACCCCGCTAACGAAACCGCTAATCAATTGAGAACCAACGCTTGCAGCTTGCCCAACGAATCCACGGGCTGCACTAAGTGCACCGCTGAACGCTGAGCGGACCGCTGAAATGATACGCTGACCGGCACTTGTTACCGCTGATACCACGGCACTAAATCCGCTAGTAATAGCTGATTGAATTGAGCTCATGGCGCTTGATACTGCTGACCTAACAGCGCTCCATGCTGAGCTGATAATGCTCTGAACCGAGCTCATAGCGCTTGAAATGATTGACTGGATAGATGACCATGTACTTGACACAGTGCTAGCAATCGCACTCAATACGCTGCTGATAAGCGACAAGATAGCGTTCCAAATCGCACTGATAGTGGATTGAATAGCTGACATGATTGATGAAATAGCCGCTTGAACTTGCGAGAAGTTACCAGTAACCAATCCGACGATGGCAGCCAATACACCAGCCAAAACAGCTTGAATGCCCGTCCAGATAGCGTTCCAAATCGCTTGAATAGCTGACAAAGTGCTTGAAATAATGCTTGAAATACCGGCCATGATAGGTGACAGAATAGACATGATTGTATTCCAAACTGTTGAGAATACTGTCTGGATAACTGTCCATGCTGCTGACCAAATGGACTGAATCACAGCAATACCAGCGCTAATCACATTGCCAATTGCGGTCATAGCTCCACCAGCGATTTGTTGAAGCAATGCCCAAAGCGTTTGGAATGGAATAGCTAACAATGCCCATGCTGCGTTCCAAATTGCGAGAATGAACTGAATCCCCGCTTGGATAATCGGACCAATAGCATTAATACCGATTGAAACAAGGGATTTAATACCTTCCCAAACGGTGGACAAGATAGTTTTAAGCGTCTCCCACGCTCCAGACCAGTCACCTTGCAGAATCTGCATCCCCATCTTAATGATATTGAGGATAACATCGATAACTGTTGAAATGACCGTTGTGATCATTTGCCAGCTCGTTGAGAACAGCGTAATCAACAAATTCAATCCAGTTTGAACGACTGGAAGAATAGCGTTCATGACATTCTCAATCATGCTCTTGAACATGTTCCAGTAAGTCGTCGCCGTCTGCATAATCAAGGCGTGGTTTTCGTTCCAGAATGACGTTAACTGGCCCCAAATTGACATGACAAACGACACAATGGCTTGAACAGCGCTAGTGATTGCACTCTTGATGGTTTCCCAGATTGCAATGACTTGTGAACGGAAATTCTCGTTATGATTCCACAAATCAACAAGCGCAGCTACTACCATCCCAACCGCTAACGCAATCCCAGCGAACGCAGCAAGGGCAGCAGCAGAAACACCACTGGCGGCACTACCAAATGAAACCATCATGGCTTCGCCACCTTCGAAAGCCATTGAAAAGCCTTCTACTGCTGCGGTACCGCTTGAGAAGAACCCAGCAAGCGAGCTGATAGCACCACCAATTGTGCTTAGTGCAGAAACGACTTTCCCAACCCAAATAATTAAGGTCCCAAGCACTGTGATAATAGGCCCCGCTGCTCCAACGATAAGCGCTGCCCATTTAACCCAGCCGTCCACTGGCAGATTGTCCCAGATAGTCCCTAGAACGCGCACCACATTGTCTTTAAATGTGATGATAGTCTGCTTCATGTTCTCCATGAGCTGCTTGATATTAGCTTCATTGTTACCAAGACCGGCCACTAAGTTCTCAGCGGCTGCTTTCATGGAATTAAACGACCCCGAAACGGTTGTACTTGCTTCTTTGGCAGTCGTTCCGGTTACTCCAAGCCTATCTTGAGTAATACCGATGGCATCAATCAAGGTATGGAATGGAATATCACGGATATTGTCAGCCGTAGCTTCAAACTCGCCATTCAAGACACCAGACTCATTGACCAAACGGGCCATTTCGGACATGGTACCGCCATAACCAAGTTTCAAGTTGTCCAGCATTGAATAGTTGTCCTTGGCAAAGCCTTGATATGCGTTTTGAATGTCGGTCATGTTAGTACCGAATTTATTCGCATTATCTGACATTTGGACAAGGGCTTTATCCCCGTATTTCGCAGCCTTAGCAGTATCACCGCCTAGACCTTGTAGCAAGGTAGCTGAGAACGACGTTACCTGCTCCATGTATCGGTTAGCAGATACACCAGCCGTTCTATATGCTCGGTTGGCGTTCTCAATGACGTTGGTTCCTTCACGGTCCATTGTGTTATACAGCGCTTGGGCTTGTTCCCTGGTCATGCCGTAATCTCTGGCCAGTGTATTGACGCTTGAGCCATTCTGTTTGAATAGCGTAGAGACCCCACCTAAAGACTGCTCAAGGTCTGCATAGCCTTTGATGACGGCAGTCAATCCTCCAACCATTGGCAGCATGAAAGCAGTGGTCATTCCGGCACCGACTGACTGCATGGCGCTACCGACTGACTTCAAACTGCTACCAACTTGGGCAAGCATGCCCCCAGACTGATTTCTCAAATCAGCAAGGGCAGACCTGGCAGCGTTGACGCCGTTAGTGAAGTCGCTTGAATTTGCCCGAAGTATGGCCGTAACGTCAAAAGATGCTCCCATTAACTACCCCCTTTCTTTTGTTGATTGATGATCCTATTCTTATCAGCTAACGAGAGCGCTCGACTTCTATGCACAGTGTCCTCTGGTTTAAATATCTTGCTGAACTCTTTCTCATGGTCGTAAAACTCATTAAAGGTTCTGTAAGCTGAACGAACACTCTTGCCCTTGCCTTTGGTAGCTTGCACGGTCTGGTTATACCATGCTTGGATTGCTGCGTTAAAGCGGATATCCTCTTGTTTGATTGCGTAAGCGGTATTGTATACCTCAAATTCAACAAGAGTTGTCCTGGCAGCTTCGACGTAGCTCATGCCGTGCCTTGCAATCAATAAAGCCATTGCGTCATCATAGCTGAAACCATAATCTGGTTGATTGTGCCCTACTCTTGAACGTTCATTGCGAGTTTGAGTAGGGATGACGCTTTTAACTCGCCAATAATAGAGTCGATTGTCTCTTTGTATTTACCTTTGTCAATCAAATCAGCAAGATAGGCTTCAATGTCAGCATCACTTGGCTTTTGTGGCGCTGTAATTGTACCAGCTTTGATGATATCCACGAATGCTAACGGGTCATTGATAGCGACACCCGCTGAAATCAGTGTCATGGCACCATAGCCAGTCTTCATGCCTTCAAGCTCTGCTGAGTGCAATTTGTTGATCTCACGCAAAAATGCAAGTCCGAAAATCAAATTAAAGTCTCGTCCGTTGATAGATAGAATCATGTTTTATTTCTCCTTTATACAAAAAAAGCAAGGGCACAAAGCCCCTGCAATTAGACTAGATAGATGAAACTAGGCTGTCTTCTTTAGCAAGAGTGTGGTAGTCGTATTGAGCGCTTGCGACTGCTTTCTTCTGAGCTTCTGTCAAGCTGTCAGTTGAAATAATACCGTTACCATCGATAGCCATTTCATAAGAAAGCTCCACTTTGTCGTCAGCGGGTGCTGAAATTTCAAAGTTCTTAAGATAGCCTTGGTAATATTCAACGTCATAGACATCTTTCCCACCAGACGCACGTTTAGAAGCAAGGTCGACTTGCCAGCACTCTACTTTGTCGCCTGCGATGAACCATTTACGCATTTCACGCCACATCTCAGTAGTAGTACCGTCTTCACGATATGCAAGTGATACGAATTCCCCAGAAACTTCACCGTCTGAAATTGAGTTAACCACACCGTCTTTAGTTTTGGTTGTTTCAACCTCTTTCTCAGCATTGATAGTGTGTTCTGTTTGGAAACGTACTTTAGCAGCGTCTTGTGTTTTTTGGTCTTTAACACGACGGAAGAAGACCATGAGGTCTTTCCCAAGAATAAGTTCTGCCATTTATTCCTCCTTTTTGGTATATGAAAATGAAAAATCCAGCACAATGTGGATCAATGGCTGGACGTCTGTATTATCCGGTAAGGCTTGCTTGTCTGTACCAGTTTTTAATAAGTTGTATTCAAACCCTTTAATTCGTTCGCTAGCTTGTTCCAACGCTTGGCAGTGGGCGTCTAGCTCTGCACGCTGCACTCTAGTCCCGTAGATATGGACGGTTTGTCTTATCGTTCCAAAATTGTCGTTATTGAGTGTAGGTGCTGAGCTATTCTCACCAATGAAAGCGAAAGGATAGCTAGCGGATGAATTGGGTAAGTAGTCGTAAGTTGCTAGCGTCTCACTAGCAATAACAAATAGATTTCTGAATAAGTCGTGGTTAGGTGTCATTTAAAGGCTCCTTCCATTACTTTTCGGATTTGTTCCGTGAAATAAGGCTCGATTTGTTGCATCATTGGACGCATAAACGGCTTACCGGGCTGATAGCGTGTTCCAAACTCTTGAAATCCGCTATAAGAGGCGGCTGAATGGATGTGCGATTCTTCGCCCATGTGCCTAGTGGTGATATTGGCTCTCAAGAAACCAGTATCGACTGGCGCAAGCCTTTTTGAAATGCTCTTGCCTTTCTCAGCTGAGTTTTTAAGAGCTGTTTGAGCTTGTGCCCTAACCCCTTGACTTGCCTTATTCAAAGCAGCAGCGAGGACTGTGTCCCCTCTCCACTCGATTGTGAAATTAGCCATTTAGCTCACCTCTTTTCAACCTGATTGCGCCCTTAATCGGTGCGTCAATCTGTTCGATAGGGTAATACTTCTTACCCCCATAAAGAGCGTAGTCAAACGGCTTCTGCTCTTTACTGAATCGGCATATCATGACCACGTCGGACCTACTCCCATAGGCTTCAAATGCACGCTGTTGGTCAATGAAGTTAACCAAACAAGGCACAATCTTGCTAGACTGTGCCTTTTCTTCGTGTTTATCAGTGATTGGGTTGTAAGTCGAAACACCTTGCTTCACTAGCTTAATGCGGTGCGGTGTTTTCATAGGAATTTCACCTTACCTTTTCGAGCTAACGAGCCATCTAGGCCGAAATCTTTATCCAAAATCTTTCTGTAAGGTTTGAACATGTCGTCCCAATCTTCGTAGGTGACTGAATAGCCGTCTACGTTTTCGGTTTTGACACCTTCTGAACCCTTACGACCATAGAGCTTGTAAACAACATTTTCGATGATGAAATGATATTTCTTGTCAATCTCGGTTGTTCCGACTAGTGCTTTGAAATAGCTCTCAGCGTCGTTGACTAAGTCTTCGATCAATTCATCCTCAAGATCGTCTTCAACGTCGATACCCAACCGACGCTTAATCTTCTCAAGTTGGATATCGTTCATTTTAGACCTCCTCCGCAGCCTTTAGAAGTTCTTCTAAATCTGCTTTTTTTGCTTTGGCGTCATACTCGACACCAGCTTCATCAAGTTTTGCTTTGAGCTCCTTGACTGTAAGCTCTTTTGGTGGCTCGACTTGTTCGATACCGCCTTTTTCAAGAACTTCTGCCACACGCTCTTTAGATGGCTCATAGCCATCTCGTGGGTAAACTTCCCCGACTTGATAGATATACTCGTTATCTTGCAAGTCACGGAATGTAATCTTAGCTTTATAGGTCATTTAAACCTCCTGACTAGACCCCTACTGGTTGGATCGCTGCAAATGCTTCGTCGTTTGGAATCGCTACGGCAATTTCAAAGATTGCACGAAGTGCTTGCATGTCTTGTTCAAACAAATGGACGTCACCAGAATCAAGAGTGCCATCGTTTTGAACTTTAGACAAAGTGGCCTGGTCTGCGATTTTAAGACGCAAGTTAGTACCGTTTGGAATACCGTAAACCAAACCATTGAAGTTACCAGTGATCAATGTACCTGCTGGGTAAGTTTGCCCATCTTGCAATTGAAGTTGAGAATATGGGAGACCATCAAGCTCACCGATTGCGTTAGGGTTAGCTGGTTTAGTGAAGATGTGTTGACCGCCGTTCACATTGTCGACGATTCCACGAAGTGTGCGGTTGATAGTGCGGTGACCTACGAATGCGTTAGGTTCTTTTTCTGACTTATCTTCCACATCGTAAATGTTATTGAGGTTGATGTCCCCAGATACGATGTTTTGAGCACGTTTAGCAGACGCCAAGACGTTGGCACCGAATGGGTTGTTGTACAAACCAAGGAATGCTGCCCCGTCGATTTTTTTGTTAAACAAGTCAACAATCTTATCCTTGATTGATTCGAAGAAATCAGTCCAAGTGTAGTTAAGGACTTCTTCCGTTACCGGCAAGATAACCGCCAATTTGCGAGATTCAAGAACGTAAGATTTCGTTTGTACTTTTGCAGTACCGATTTTTTGACCTTCACCCACAAAGTAAGCGTCTGTCAATTGACCAACTTCAACTCCTTTGCGGACCATTTTGCCGTCCATTTCAACTTTTTGGCCAAGCTGAATAACTTTTGAAGTTTTAACGAGTTCGTCAGTGAATAGATCAGTGATTTGTTCTGATGTGACCTCTTTCCCAAGAAAATCAGACAATAGGACTGTGTCTGGATTAAATTTCTGTTGAGCCATGCGCTCTCCTTTCTTAAATTAGAAATTAGTGATTTTGGCTTTGTCAAACTTGTCTTTTCCACGATGAGAACGCCCTTCCTCTCCACCGCTAGTACGAGGTGGTAGAGCTTTGGCTTCTTCTCGTTTCTGCAAGTTTAGGATGTTAGCCATGTTTGAAACAGCTAACTTGGTAGCTTCTTCGTCGCCTTTTACAACGAAAGCAAGCGTCGACTCATTGACAGGAACACCTTGAGCTTCGAGCTCTTTAATAGCGATATCCTGCATTTGACGTTGAGCGATTTGAGCTTGAAGTGCTGCGATTGTGCTCTGGGCTTCTTCGAATTCTTTATCCCGCTGTTTCTGTTGTAGCTCTTGAAGTTCTTCTTCGCTCATTTTAGCTTTAGCAACGGCTTCCTCGATTTGAGATTGAATACCGGTTTGCATATCAGCAATTTCAAGAGTATGTTTTTCTTCCATCTGCTTGAGTCTACGCTGCATTTCAGCGACTGACACCATCTTCTCCTCTTTTTCTGGTTGGCTAGCTTCAACCTCTTGAGAATTCTCAACTGTTTCAAGTTCTTTTTCTGCCATGATAGGCTCCTTTCTTTACGCTTTAACGTCCAACCTCGACGAACTCATGCAGCTTTTAATGTCCTCAGCACGGTCTGGACAAGGGGTTATTCACCCCAAACGCCGTTAACAGCTTCTTCATCAAGAGTGCTGCCGCCAGCTTTATATTCCATTTTGATATGTCCATACGCTGAACAGCGACAGTTAGGGTGCATTGGGTACATGTTGACCCCCTTTTCTGCCTTGTTGATCGGTATAGCTTTTTTATCTAAGGGCTTACAAATATCGCAAGCCCCACTTTCTGCAACATAGATTAGATGTGTGAAGTTGTTTTCTTTCAACATCATCAACTCTGTATCAGCATTAATACGAGCTATTTCGGTCTTGAGTAGTCGTTGGGCGTTGGACTGGCTTGTGTTATATTTCTTAGCTAATCGTTGCCGCTCCTGCTTAAAACCGTCCATGTCGGTGAAGATGCGTGCTAACGAGCTAAACACATCCTTCTGCATATTTGCATGAAGTCCGTTTCTGCCCCAAACTCTGCGACTAAAATTCTGACCGTAGAAATCAGCGTCTAAGATGGCTCTCATGCGACTTACTGCATTGATGGCAGAATTCCCCAAGATACCCGCTTGACGTTTAAACTCGGCTAAATATTCGCTCTCGCGAGCTTCGTCAAAGACTTCGTTAACGTCTGATATAAGACTAGCTATTTCAAGCCTTAATTCTGCTTTGAGCAGCTCCAAACGACTGACTCTCATTTTCAAGTTAAACAGTCTCAGCCATTGGTTAGTGCCGTGTGAGAAATCTTTCTCGACTACTGCCTTTCTAGCTCGGTCCTTGTACTCAGTGACATCGAACTCACTAGCCCGCTTCATCGCTTCTGCACGGCTTAGCCCCTCTTTGTCAGCATATCGCATGTAAAAGCCGTTTATTTGGCTCTGCATGCGGTTATATGACGCTTGATAAAGCTCTTTTAATACCTTGTCACGCTCTATATCACGCTTGATTAGGTCTGATTGTGCTTTTCGCTCGGCATTGTAGCGTTCATTATTCGTCATCATCCTCAGTACCTACAATCTGACTAACTTCTAGGTCGGTAGCCCCGCCCTCTTTAAGCAAGCGGCTCTTTTCCTTGCGAGCATCGGTGAAGCTGGCTGATTCCATAAGCGTTTCTTGTGAGATTTCCATGCCCGAATTGATAGCTGATTGAATTTCAGCCCACACGTCTGTTGGTAGGTTCTCATGGAACGTAAATGTCAGCATGTCAGCGTCCACTGGTTCAATACCTTTGAGGTTGTTGGATAGCAACTCAAGCAGCTTATAGCGTCGTCTGAGCGCTTTGACAAAGAACCCACGCTTAACTGCTGTAACTTGCTGCAAGTCAACTAGCTTGTAGCGGATAGCAATCCCAGACGTAGCTGAGAAAGTCGAATCGTCTTGCAAGTTAGGCAGCCCGACAATGCGGAAGAAGTCTTTAATTAAGCGCGACTTGTACGCTTCAACACCGCTGACATCATATTGCTTGTAGATATAGCCAGCATCTAACGACGTTTGCTGCCCGTTGTGTCCGACACCACTTTCAAGAACAAGCATGTTAGCGTGTTTCATTTTCATGATGTCAGACGCGTTCATGCCAGTGCTTTCGACATCACCCTTGATAACAAGCATGGCGTCATTAAGGTCTGACATATAGTTAGCCGTGTCCGACTCTGCTGCGTCGTAAGCGTCAATGATTGGAATACCTTTCTCCCAGTCTCCCGAACGCTCTCGGTTATTCTGCCATTCAACCACCGGCACCATTCCGAACGGGTTTTCTTTGCGCTCGATTTCCTGCCAGTTTGGGTCATAGCTAACAATCTTGTTGTCAGTATAGACCGTTACAAACATTTCACCGTTGTACACTGGACAATGAACAGCCGCAATGATATCCTTTCGGACGTCTGCGCTACGGATTGTGAACATCTCCCTTGCGTCAATCAAGACCACTGCAGGATTGCCAATCTCGTCGTAATAATGCAGCTCAAATGCTCGCCCAAAACGTGAAGCGTCATAGACTAGCTCACGGTTAAGGGCTTCAATGTCGTTGTAAGCGTTGAAATCATCAATAGCCGTCAAGTCGCTGTTAGTGTCAGTAGCTCCGATTGAAATAGGCTGCCCCACTGTGTAACCCGTAAAGAATCGGCTAGCTTGTCCGCCCAGGTCATGCCTAATACGGTAGTCAGCTTTCTCTGGTTCTAATCGTTTACGACCATTTAGAATCGTGTAGTTGTTTCCGTTTGAGTAGCTCTCTAGGATATTCAAACGGTCTATCTGCCCGTCTTGGAACTGAGCTACCATCTTCTCTAACTTCTCACGCCCTTGGAACGTGTCCACTAGGTCATCCGCTGACTGAGCCATAAAGTGTGTATTAGCTTCTTTCGGGAAACGAAGGAAGTCTTCACGTTTCTGCAAACTAGTCGGCTCCATGTCCCGTTCGAATTGATATGATCTAGGAATGTACTGGCCTTCATGTAAAATGTCGTCAGCACTATGTGTTGTGTTCGTCATTCTATCTCCTTATCAGTTTGTTAACCCGTCTTATCTTAGCGTCTACGTCCTGTCTATCCTTGACGAAAATAAGGTTTTGCAGTGCGTACCTAATAGCGTCGATACAGTGGTTATAACTATCACACGGCTTGTTGATGTACTCGTTTGTATGCTTGTCTTTCTGCCATGTATAATTCTCAAGCTCCTCAATCGTCTTGACGCATCTTTCATCAACGATGATGTCAAATTGCTGCAAGAACTGAATACCTTGTAGAACCGAGCCTTTGCCCTTGTCTACTGGAATAGCTCGACGCAAGCCCAGTGTTTGCAATTCAGCAATGGATTTCTGTTCTGCTGAGTCAGCCATAATCACCTCTTTTGAATAGCCAAGGCTAGTGATAGCTTCTGCTATCTGGTTGTTAAGCAAGCCCTTCTTGACATACTCTTCAAGGATATATAGCCGCTTATTCTCTCGGTCTATTTTGACGTGCATGAATGCCGTGGGGTCGTTTGTAAACCCAAAGTCAAGACCAAAAAAGGACGGTAGCTGTTTAAGCTCGTCCTTATTGAGTAGTCTCTTTTCGTACTTGGGAAATACTAACTTATCGAGGGTGGCAAACTCACCCAAAGCATAAATTTTGTAGTAGGCTTCGTTTCTGTTTGCTAGCTCCTCGATGTTCTCTTTGGTCAAGTCATCCAGAAAGCGATTATCCTTGTACGTCGTTTGATAAACCACTGTATTTTTAGGGTTCTTCACGAAAAACGCATTATATACCCAGTTAGCCTTAGACACTGGGTTAAACATCAAATAGATTTGTTTCTGTTTGTGGGCCTTATCCCTCAAGCGAAGTGTTAGCTGCGTGTAATCATCAAGCGTAAACTCTGACGCTTCTTCCATGACTACGTCTGAAATGCCTTTGATTGACTTGATTTTCTCTGGGTTATCCATCCCTTTGAAAATCAACTCAGCGCCGTTTGGTAACTCAATGCGGAATGCGCTCATGTTAACCTTGCATAGATTAAGCACACCAAAGTAAGACAAGGCTGCTTGCACGTCCGCAAACACCGAGTCACGAACCGTAGAGCCTACCTTACGCAATATCAATATCTTACGGGGTTTATCCCACTTTTTAAGAGCTTTGAGAACAATCTTCTGGAAGACCCCGTGACTCTTACCGCTAGACGCTCCGCCGTAATGTACCTCAGTAAACGTGTCATAATCAAACAAATGTTCATAGATGTGTCGATTAAACACCCTGCTTGGATTGATTTCAAGATTAATCGTCATTCCATTCACCGACATTAATATTGATATCTTGCGTTACATCGGCTTCGACCTTATCTGTCCACATTCTGTAACGTTTACCGATATCAACTGCCGCAGCTCGACGGGTGGCAACATTCGGCTTAGCTTGAGCAATGCGCTGCATACCCTCACCATCCAGGACAAGTAAGGGTTCTTCAATCTCACCACGCATTACGGCAGTGAGAAATTCCATGACCTCTTGTTGATCCGCAACACGTTCTGATTTTAATTTTTCAAGTTGCTCGTCTATATAAGCCTTGATGTTAGCTTTAGCAAGCAGTCTGCTTCCGTTAGCTTTCGCAACATCATTGTTCTTAATATTAGGATAAGCCTTCTTATACGCTTGCGAAGCATTTAGGCTGATGATGTACTCATCGGCAAACTTCATTTGTTTCTCGGTCATCCCATTTTCCATCAACTCCTTTCTGATACTGAAAAAGACAACCCACAAAGTGAGCTGTCTCTGATTTTCTTCGATAATATAATAATACCACTTTAAACAGTTGTAAGATACCGTGAATTATCCGTCAAAATACCGTCATTTCAACATTCTACAACTAATTTACCATCTCTATACAATTCAGCGAATGCTAGGACAGCATTATTAAGTAGCTCTTGAAAAGCCGTTCTCTCGAATCCGATTGCTTGGGCGATTTGCCAGTTTGGTTTCGGTGGGTATGCCAGATATTTCTCTATCAGTATTCTGCGATAGTCTGGACGGTATAGCCCGCTAACTGCTTGCTCTATGGCTTCTAGCTCGTTCATAGCATCGACACGCCTAACTGCGATATTTTCCACTGGTCTACTTACACCACTGCCACCTCTTGGCATGAAAGTAAACTCTTGTGTAATCTTCTGCTCAGCGCTATCGTGTGCTATCTCTCGCCATCTTGGATATTCTCGAAGTTTACGCTTGCAACCTCTGATAGTTGCTTTCTCATCAATTTCCGGCAATAGCATTGTTCTATCCTCTTTGGTATAATAGTAGTGTTGACTTTCAAAGAGTGCCGGCCATCGTGTCGGACTTTTTTATT